TCAGAATGGAAGCTCCATCTGTTCTGTGACCTCCACAAAACCATCCATCGTTTTTTCAGACGGGTTGCCGGAGTCCGTTGCCGGGTTTTCACGCTCCCAGCCCTTTTGTCTGCCATATTCTGAAAACATTCTTGGGTTCGGGAAGTACCGCCAGCGGTCAATGCATTGGTTCATAATCTCGTTGATTTCCCGGATTTCCCATTGCTTCGGCTCGTCAAAGGCATGGTTTAAGGCTTCCTTGTAGAGCTGCTTGGAACAGACCATGCTCCCGGTGTACTTATCAAGATACGCCTGTATCATCCCGGCTTTGGTGTCCTCCGGCATAAAATCCCGCTGGTGTTCTTTGAGATACCGCTGCATGGCGGGGCTGAAAGCCAGCTTGAACCTGCCGCTTCGGTAAATCTCCATCGCTTCTGCCCACATTTGTTCGATATAGGCTCTGGAAGCGGCTTCGTCCTCCAAAATGTGAACCTCAGCTTGCTCCGGGTACACCATGACCGGGATAAAGCGGCGATTGCCGGAACGGTCAAGGGGCAGGAAGTCAAGAGCATTGGAAGTGCCGCCAAACACGCACTGGCGGGGGCGGTCTGCCGGGTGGGTTTCATAGGGTATCTTGTAGACCTCCTTCTGCCGGCTTAAAAATGACTTGATTTCTTCGATGCTCTTGGCGTTTGCGGTTGCCATCATTTCCGACATTTCGATAATCCAGTGACCTTGCAGCTTGCGGTACACATTGTCATCGTCCAGCTTCCGCAAATCATCGGAGAACCACTCGTCCCGGACTGCCAGCAGACGGAAGAAAGTGGACTTGCCAGCCCCCTGACCGCCGACCAGACAGAGCATGATTTCAAACTTGCACCCCGGCTGAAAGGCTCGTGAGATTGCACCCAGCAGGAACAGCTTCAATGCTTCATAGGTGTAATCGTCTGCGTCAGCCCCCAGAAAGTGCCGCAGGCAGAAGCGGATTCGCTCTGTCCCGTCCCACACAAGGGAACTTAAATAATCCCGGATGGGGTGGTACTTGTTTTCATTCGCCACAATCCCGATGGCGTTATCAATCTTTTTCTCATTGGTAAGCCCGTAGGTTTCTTCCAGATAGAGAAGCAGATACTTCATATCTGTATCGTTCAGGGCGGTGCTTTCCCTGTGGAAGCCGATGGGCTTTATGATGTCCTTGCGGTCAGTCAGGATGTTGTATGCGATAGCCCCGGAAAGCAGCGGGTCACGCTGGAATACAGTCAGGCAGTTCCGTATGCTCTGACGGACACCGCCTTTCTCGGTAGTTTCCAGCCCCTCCTTGATTTCCTCAATGCTCTGGGGTGGCTGCATGGCGTTCATGGTGTTTTTTAGTTCTTGCTGCGTCTGCGGCGGCAAGCTCTGCCATTCGCTGTTCAAGCTGTATCACATCCTTTCCGTAGTCCGTAATCAAAGCCGCTTTTTCCTCTGTTTCCCCGAACAGCAGCACATCCAGCAGATACTCCACTTGGTCTTGCTTCTGTAAGGCTTCTATAAACCGGGGATGAAAGGCTTCCTCCGGGGAGTGTGGGGCGTAGTCCGTTCTCCATGCCCGAAGCAGATGGAGATAATCGGCAAGAATACGGAAGCAGCGGTTCTTTGCTTCCTGAAACTGTTCCTCCGGGGATTTCTGCCGGGGCTTTGGCTTTTTTTCCTTTCCCGGCGGTTTCCAGTCCTCATAGGAAAGCCCGAAGTCCTGTGCCAGCTGTACGGCGGCTTCTTTCTTTCTCAGCCCATACAGGGCGGCGGCAAAATCAATCACATCCCCATCCGCACCGCAGCCGAAGCAGTGGTAACGCCGATCCAGCTTCATGCTTGGGGTTTTATCGTTATGGAACGGGCAGCAAACCTGATTATCCGGGATATTCGGGAAACCCATAAAAAGGATAGTGAGAGTGCGCCCCAGACCACTGTTGCCAATGAACTGAAAGAAAATCTGGAAGCGGTTGAAAATTTCAAGGGCAGCCGTTTGGAAAAACTGGCAGTGCTTTACTGCAAGCAGCTCGGTATCAACTATAAAAATCTGTCAGATGAAGAATTTCGCTGGCTTATTCGGATTCTCCAAAAATCAAAGAAAACGGGAACGCCTATCAACCAGAGGAAAAAACGGTAAAGGAAAACCGCTGTTGCATGGTTTGTTGGATTCCATGTAGCAGCGGTTTGTGCTGTGGTTATTACTTCATTCGTTTTCTTAATATTCGGCGATAATTTGTTTCTCCCTTTGGTGCGTCCTGTATAATTTCCAACACACCATCTTCAAGCATTTTATCAATGCGATTGGAAATCCATACATCACTAATTCCAAGTTGATATTTTCCTAAAACATTACCTATGACAATAGCCATTTTGAATTGCTCTGGCTGTTCCGCAATTTCACGAAGAATGAAACTATCATATATATCTTCTGAAACGCTTTGCAATTTACCATTTAACATTGCACGCAAAGGTGCATTTTCATTTTGAAGTTGATTCCATTTCATAGCACAAGCTGAAAGAAATACAGGATTAGCTTTCTCTTGTAGAGTTATATAGTTTCCCCATTCGCCAGGAGAGACCTCGCCCCATGCTATTTTGGATGTCATAGTATTTTCTTTTCCATATTCCCATGTAGGTAACTTAACCAAATAAATTGTTGTCTGGCAGTTTAAGGGTTGAAGTTGTTTCATAAGCCAATACATACCACAAAGCTCATCTGGATTATAGCTATACCAAATGCGAATTTCTTCCCCAGCTACATATCGTTCAATCACTGAGGTCAATGTAGTTTTAATTTTCTGTATTTTTTCTTCAACCTGATAATCTAAATCCTCTACAAAGCAGACAGACAGCATTTTCTTGAAAACATTTTTCCGCTGTTCGCCAATTCCATTATCAGAAATATCTCCCACACTAAGAGCCATATCAAAACAATAAACATCACAGCTCTTGCCTCCCAATGGAATAGCATTCTCCCAAGCAATGCGTTCTTGTCCCTGTGCTTGAAGCTGTGCTTTTTTCATTTCATCTGAAGATGGAACACTCCCGTCTTCATGCCTCATAAATATTGAAACAGCACTTCCTCTATACTTTCCCTTGCCGTAAGTTTGGGCAATTTTCAAACTTCCACAGGCACTTTCACCAAATACAATTTCAATCATCTTATATACCTCCGATTTAATTGCTCCCGTTATGAATAAATCATCTCATGCAAAACAATTTCTTCTGCCCGGTTATGAATGTTATTGCAACGCTGCACCCATTCCATTTGGTGGGTACGCTTCAATTCCTCGGTTACGCCCTCGGCAGTTTTCATCTGCTCCATGATGGTGTCTAACCGTTCCTGTGCCTGTTCGTTCAGGTCTGCAAGATATGTCCACAATTCCCCGGTCAGTATCAATGTATTCAATCTGGCTGGGTGGACTTCCCTTAAATATTCCCGGTGCATCCGTCCGTACTTTCCGATAGGGCGGTGTTCCTCCGGCAGTTTCAAGTCCGGGATGTAATAATCTCCGACAAGGATATAATCAATTCCGTTTTCCGTTATTCTTGGTTTCAATTCGCTCATGTTCCTTACCTCCTGTGGAAGCAGGCTCGTCTGGTACTAACTCAATCACATCGGTAATCTCACAATTCAGCGTTTCGCAGATACGGGCTAATGTATCCATGCTGATGTGCTTTCCCTCTTTGCTCATGTTGGCAATCATATTTGTTGTCATACCAGCGGCAAGCCTTAAATCCTCTTTTCTCATATCACGCTCTAACAGTGTGTGCCAGAGTGGCTTATAGCTGATGTGCATATTGTTTTCCTGCCTTTCTATCCATACCACCGGGGCGGCTGCCCCGGCAGGAACTTTTCTCTTATTATAGCACCAATCTTGTGAAATCACAATTTATTCTTGTAGCCTGCCGCTGATACCGTCTGGATTGTGCTTTTCCTTTCGTTTTTTGTTCCAACTAATTAGCCATGAACTGCTTCATGCCTTGGGACTTGGAGCCCGGGTTATCCGAGCCGTAGCCCTCCAGCAGATTGACCACACCCCATACGCCAAGGCCAGCGCCGAGAGCGATAACGAGGGTCTGTAAAGTGTCGATTGCAGATGAGAAAAATGCCATATAAGCCTCCATTTCTCCGGGATTTTCCCGGTAACAAAAAAGCCGCCCATGCAGGCGGCAGGTTACAAACTTCGGGACACTTTGTCTCGAAGCATTTATGCAAAGGCGTCTGGATCGTCGATGTCATCATAGTTGAGGATGTCCTCGTCCTCTTCCGTGAGTGCATCGTCCGGCACAGTCACCTCATACATCGTACACGCCTCGTTCAGACCGGGCCGCCTGCGGCGGTTAATGAGCCTGTCGAGGTCAAAAGCGTTTTTCTGTTTATCGGCCTCCGCCGTATAGCGGTAGTTCGGATGCCGTTTCAGATCATACTTGGGAGAAAAGAACGGGGGCAGGCCCCGAAGCTGCAAAATACATTTATCTCCCGGCATGGTTGCAAGTTCGGCTGGGGTCATCAGTTCCCGGCCCAGCCGCTGGGTATTTTGACTGTAGCTTTCCGACTGACCACGGGAGCGGCTGTCGGTCTGCATACTGATTGTGGATTTTCCCAGCCAGTTCTCGGATATTTCCTTGATGGTGCTGGCTTCGCGGCCACCAAGGAACACCACGCTGTCCATGTTGCCGAGGATTGTCTCGGCGTGCTTATCGTAAATGGCCTTGCACTGTGCCAACTGTTGATACAGCAGGCAAAGACTCACCTCGCGGGAGCGGATAACCGCGACCAGCTTTTCGAGCTGGGGCACCTGTCCCGTGTTGGCTGCCTCGTCCCACAGCACCCGTACATGGTGCGGCAGGCGGCCACCGTGAACATTGTCCGCCCGTTCACACAGGAGGTTGAACATCTGCGAAAATGCAAGTGCCACTAAAAAGTTGTAGGTCTGCGTGGTATCGGAAATAATGAAGAATACCGCCGTTTTCCGATCTCCGATGCGGTCAAGCTCCAATTCGTCATAGGCCATGACCTCACGAAGCTGCGGGATGTCAAAGGGAGCCAGTCGCGCACCGCAGGAAATCAAAATGCTTTTTGCCGTCTTGCCGCTGGCCAATTTGTACTTTTTATACTGTTTGACCGCGAAGCAATCCGGCTTACGCTTTTCGAGCCCGGCAAACATATAGTCCACCGCGTTCATAAAATCCTCGTCATCCTCCTTGACCTCCATGCCGGAAATCATATCCACAAGGGTATTCATGTTCCGATCCTCGGCAGGCCCCTCGAAAATGATGTAGGCAATCAGGGCGCAGTACAAAAGCGTTTCCGATTTCGTCCAGAATGGATCGCCTTCCTTGCCTTCGCCCTTGGTGTTGGAAATCAGGGCATCCACGAATTTCAGAATATCGGCCTCGTTGCGGATATACGCCAACGGGTTATAGTGCATGGATTTTGAAAAATCTATGCTGTTGAATACCTTGATTTTGTACCCGCGTTTTTGCAGGAAAGCTCCGACCTGCCCCAGCACACCGCCTTTCGGATCGACCACCACATAAGAGGAATGAGCCTGTAAAAGCTGGGGCGTGAGCCAAAAGCGGGTTTTGCCGGAGCCGGACGAGCCGATAATGCAGCAATTCAGGTTTCGGGCATTTGCGGGGATTTTCGGGCGAGTGTTCATCGTGAGAAACTCCGTCCCGGTCAAAATCACGTTGTTTTCAAACTTCGGATCGACAAACGGTTTGATGTCTTTTTCCGTTCCCCACCTGGCGCTGCCGTATTCTGCATCCCGCCGAAACTTCTTAGCGTTCTTGCTTTTGAAATAGATCAGCAGCCGGAAACCAACTGCGCCTACAATACCGACAAGCCAATCCAGCGGAACAAAACCGGGCGCAAAGTCAGCAAAGGCCGGGCCAATCGTCTGGCCCAGCCCGATGAGCTTATGTGCAAAATCGTTACCCGCCGCCAGCCGGTAGGCCGTTCCCAGCTTGAGGAACGCCCACAAGATGAACAGATAGGGAATGTTTGGAATGAGATATTTTCTAATCTTATCTGTCCTCACGGGCCACCTCCTTTGCACGTTCTTTCTGCTTCGGCTTTTCTTTGGAAAGCTGATCTGCCGCCTGTTGCAGTTGTTCCCGGATGGGAACACGGTTCGATTTTGCTTTGCTTAACACCTTCCGGGAATACTCAGAAAAGCAGGCGGTCATTGCGTCTGCCTGTCCAGCCTTGAAAAACAGCAGGTATTTGTCCGGCCCGGTTTTATAGAACGCATAGTCTACATTCCATTTCCGGGCCACGCGGTCAAAGGACTTGGCATCCCCGGATAGCTCAATGCTGTTGGTGGCTGTACCGTGTGCCATGAGCTTTCGCACACTTTGCTTGCCGTGTGGTGTTTGCCGCTCACGGTATGCCTTGCGGATCTTCCGGCCCACCATACCCAGCACATACGCCAGTCCCCGCGCCGTCAGCTTGGTTGTTTTTACAGATATGGCTATCGTGCGCCGGGAAATATCTTCATCAATCAGTCACACCGCCTCCTTCCTTGGGACAATTTGTCTCGAAGTGCCATCACCGATCCCCACGGTCTTTTTTCTGCATTTGACGGTAGCCCTCCAAAGAAGAACCGTCTATGATTTCCTGATAAGCGGCCATTTGCTCCCGGATAGAGAGCTTCGGGAAAGAGAATACCTTATGCTCCTTGGGAATATCCTGCAAGCCGTGATACACTTCCACGAAATGATCGCTTTCTTTGACAACATAGCCGCCCGGGGCAAAATGGCCGTTTTCGTGGATGCAGGCATCCCGGCCATACGCCTCATAATCGAAATACGGTTTTACCTGATCCGGCACATCCAACATTTCCAGATCGTCCACATAAATACGCCCCAGCGTTTCCTCATCGGATACGCCGGGGTAAAAGCCGTAACAGTCCAGATTTTGTGTCAGATTGATGATGTCCCGCACCGAAGAACAGTGATCGCCGCTGTCGAGGACGGCCTCCAGTGTTTCCAGCTCCGATGAGGTAAGCTCGGAAAGCAGGCAGGCCAGATGATTAAGCTCGTCCAGATTTTCATACTCGCTCAAATGGTCATAGAGCCCCAGCACATCCCCATCGAAAGAGGTAATAAAAATTTCCTGATAGCGGACGCCATCCACGCCGATCCGTTTCAAGAGAGCCTCCACCTCCTGGGCAGTTGTGGGAAATTTCAGTGTTTCACCCACAAGCTGGCCCTCGCTGTACCTTCCGGCGTTGGTAACGTAGGCTTCAAACAGGGTTGCCATTAGCGGCGGCCCTGTCCCTTGACGGTCAGGATGCCCTCAAGGGTTGTTGCCGTAATTCCCAGCCGCTGGGCCACTGCAATATCATTTTTCATGGCTTCGGTCATACTGTGCCCGCAAACAACCAGCACATGAGAACGGCGGAGCAGGTCACGGCTCATGTCGATGCCGCTTTTATGCTCCTCGGGAACAGCATCATTGAGAAACAAGGGCAAGTACAGGGGCGGGCAAATAGGAGAAAAGCCTGCTTCATACACGGTGCGGCAATACTGCGCCGCCAGTTCTGCGTTTTCGCTATCGCCGCAGAGCCATGCAGCGGTGATATAAGCAAGGGGTCGTTTCATCGTTCATACCTCCGATATTTTAATAAGAAAGTTCAACCCAAACCCCACGCCCTTTCCCAGTCTTGGGAAAGGGGGCGGCTCTGGAGGATATACCCCCGCCGCTTGCCGGGGAAATAGCACAGCCGGGGCAGACCGTCAAGGGCGAGCCGCCGAAAACGGCGGTGCGCTGCACCCTTGACGGCCCACTCCCGGCTGTACTAAAAAACAGGCGGCGACGGGGGATATATACCACCAGAGCCTCTGCGCGAGGGCGGGGCCCTCGGGACAAAGTGTCTCGAAGTTGTTACTTGTCAAGTTCCTGCTTTTTCGGGGCTTTTGCCAGCTCCGGCGGCTGTTTTTCTTTCCAGTCATCCAGCAGGGACATAATCTGTTCTTTCATTTTGGCGGGAGTGACCTCCTTGCCAAAATACTTTTCCAGTTCCGCAGTAGAAATAATCACGCCTCGATCCTCCTTTTTCTGTTCTGATAAGATACCGTCAATGACATCGCCGTTGAGCTTGCCTTCCTTATCCAGCTCCCGGAGCCGTTTGGCCTGGGCCAGCGAGGGCGAAGCCTGCTCCCCGTCAATGGAAACAGCAATAAGCCTCTGATTTTTCGGTTTGATGTAGGAAAGCTCCACGGCAGGCATGAAGCCCATCTTTTTATCGTCTACCTTATCCAGAAGCTCCGGCACAAGGGAGTTGAGCCGCAAGTAGCGCATGACCTTTTTATAGTTCATTTCATGCGCCTCGCCTACAATCTCAACCGAGCGTTTCCCGACATCGCCTTCCGCAACACCTTTCAGCCGCCCGCCCTGATGCTTGATGTCCTCAACCTCGAGTTCCAGCAGCGCGGCCAATTCGCTGGGGAGCATCCCGTCACGCTGCTTGTTGCTGTCCTTCATGGCCTGTACCGCTTCGTGGTCGGTCATTTCACGGACAATAAAGGGCATTTCCTCCAGCCCCGCCAGTTCACTGCCGTGGGTACGGCGATGGCCCGCTACAATTTCATAGCCGTTTCCGTCTTTCTCCGGGCGGGCAAGACCGGGAACCATTACACCGTTTACGCGGATAGAAGCAACGATTTCCTGCATCTTCGCATCGTCCCGTACCTTAAAGGGGTGCGGACGGAATGTGTGAAACGGATGAACCTCGGAAAGTTTCAGATAAACCAGCTTGCCTTCCTCAACCGGGCGGGGCGGTGTGGTCGGCTCGGGAGCCGTCTGTTCCGCAGTAGCAGTTTCCTTCGGTGCCGTATCCTGTGCGGGCTTAATGGGCTCCTTGGCATCCGGGGCCTTTCCGTCACTTCGGGACACTTTGTCTCGTTTGGACGGCTTGGGCTTGTCAGGGGCCGTCTTATCCGCCTTGGGTGGGCGGCCCTTGCGGGCCCCAGCCGATTTCTCCGATTTTTGATTTTCAGTCGCGGCCTTTTCTGCTTTCGGCGGACGGCCACGGCGCGGCTTTTTCGGTTCCTCCGCATTGGCGGGCTGCGGTATTTCTCCGGAGGCTGCCGCCTCCGGCGCTTCGGGTGTTTCCGCCTTTTCGACTTCGGCGCGGGCGTTCTGTCTCTTTTCTGCCATAAGCTCATTGATTTTGTCAAAGGACACAACCACATCGCCGGGCTCAGGTATGGCAGGCCCGGTCTGTTCCTGCTGGGGTTCAGATGCTGCGGCCTGTTCGGGTGTGGCGATAGGCTCGGCGGCCTCCGGGGAAATATTCTCCGCAGGGCCAGTATTCAGTTTTTCATCGGCCATTTACGATCCTCCTTTTCGTTAAAGTTGCACAAATTAGAGCGCTAAAATTTTGTAGTTATTTTTGTGCCTCCTTTCCGTCTATCCACGCAAAAAAGCCGCCCGTTTCTCATGTCGGACGGCTTTTTGCGTAATGTGATAGATCAAATATTATTTTTTCTGGTTTGCAGGCTCCGAAAAGCCTTGTATTTACAGTGTTCCTAATAGGAAGTAATCATAAGGAAGGAGTATACCCTCCACGGATGAGGGTATGAAAATTGAATATGTTAAAGCTGTCAGTGTCGAACGCAAACAGCAAGATGGGGAGTATCAAGTCGATCTCGATGCCCCGTATCAAAACCTTTGCTCCAGGCGTTCCGTGCGCAAAAACGTGCTATGTCAGTCACTTCGACTGGCGAACCACGGTACGAAACGCCTATGACAACAATTTGAATCTGTGGTTAACAGACCCTGACGGCTTTGAAGTCCAAGCGACTGCAGCTGCTTATGGGTCTTTTTATTTTCGGTGGCATGTCAGTGGAGATATCGTGGATGAACGATATTTCGATATGATGTGTCGCATCGCAACTAGACTCCCTCGCACCCAGTTTCTCGCATTCACCAAGAAATACGATCTGGTTAACACATTTGTGAAAGCTGGCGGTACGATTCCCAGAAATTTACATATTCTCTTTTCATCCTGGCCTGACTATAATGTAAATAACCCCTATAATCTTCCAGTTGCTTATGTGGCATTTAAAGATGGATATTGTGAAGCGCCAGCAGATGCATATGAGTGCTCTGGCCATTGCGAGGATTGTGCTTACGCTGGTAAAAACTGCTGGGTCATGGGGCGAGGCCAGTCCATTGTTTTGAAAGAGCATTAAGGATTTTATAGACCCCTATTATAATAATGTAGGAAGGATGATATAAATGGCGTATGTTCTTACCAACGGACACACCTATATCACAAAAAAGCCGAATGGCAAATTCACAACAACATACGATTCAAGCCTGGCCTCGCAGTATGATGCAGAAAGCAAAGCCTGGAACGTATTGAATTGTTTGCCGCGTACATATAAAGAAGCCGGGTATCTCCCAAAGAAAATTGAAGTCAAGGAAGCGTCGGCACAGTTAAAAGAGCTGGCCGCTCCCGCACAGCCAGAACGAAAGCGGTTCGATCCTGTATCTTATCCAATCGAAGATTCAGAGTGGATGACTGATTTTAAAAAGAGTCTCAAAATTGTCGATAAAACTCTCAGCAGCTTAAAGCCGATGTATGCAAACCTCTATTCTGATCTAACTCGGGCAACAGATGAGATTGATGATCTGGAGCACGCCATTGAACTCGTTAAGGCAAACGCAGTCCAGCGCTGCTTTCTGGAGAACGAACTAAAGAAGGCGCGTAAGATCCGCCGCGAGTGTAAGGATGCGATGAGTCTGATCGAAATGGTGCTGAAGTTTAATCTGGATGACTGGGGAACTGGCAGGGTGCAGTCTGAAATCGTTCGCCTGGAAACTCGGTGTTATACACCGAAAGTCCGTGATGATATTTTTGTTTAAGGAGTGATTTATTGTGAGTGGAGCAGTATCGTTTGTTTTAGGTCTACTAGGGCTGGGTACCGCTGCAGGTATTGATCTTGGTCAAAGTGTTAGCCAGAAGCGAAAAGAGGCTGAAATGGCTAGAGAGTGTGGCTGGGATGCCAAAGGAGAAAGAGCAAAGATGTATGAGCGGGTTCGCAAAGAGTGGAGTAGTATTCCGGATGGTCATCCGAATTGCCTTGAAAAATGGAGGATCGACTATCCATGCGATAAGGGGCCTGCCTATCGAACAAAGTATTGGTTCAAAGATCATTTGGACGCAAAGGGGATTCCTTATGACGATATAATCCTTGATGAAGTAACAGGCGTTAACTATGAAAAACTGTTGAGCAGAAGAATGAGAGAAGCAGGCAAGAAACGTCGTGGCTGGTTCTAAACAATTAAAAGTTGTTATTTCGGGTTGAAATGCGCCATGTTTTGTGGTAAAATAACAACCGAACTGAAGTTGGTTAGAAAAACAGGACATCTTTTAGTTGTTTGGAGGGCAAAATGCGGATCACATATACTGCCCAGGAAATGTACGAACATATCCGATCATATGACATCATTGAGTTCTGGGGCAGCCGGAACGAAGAAAATGTCTGCATGATCAAAGCCAAGTCATCCTGCGTTGCACTGAGAAAAGGCAAGCGATACAACTACATCAGTATCGAATGCCAGTTTGACCACAGGTCAGACATCCTTTGTTGCTGCTGCAACATTACAGGCAACGTGTTCTCTTGTGAAGTTGAGAGGGGGAAAAAGTCTGAGCACCTTATTATTACATCCGATTGTGTAGAGGAGCCAATCACACTTTTTTTAAAAAATCTTTGAATTGGTATTGTAAAGTGTGAATGAATATGGTATAATAAGGACACAAAGTAAAACAGATGGTCAGCAAGGAGGTCATAATATGTTTAAGGCTGGCTCAAGTGTCCCAAAAATCGGTGAGATTCGTCTCGGTTATGTTGCAGATGTTAAGCAGGAAGGAAAAACTGTCCATAAATATTATGGCGTTCATCCTTATCTGATCGTCAGCAACAACATCTACAACAAAAACTCTGGCCAGTGTGAGGTGATTCCCTTCACCACAAAACGCTGGAACAGCCGCAACCCGGTCCATGTTGATTTTGGTGTAGGTGAAGTCGATGGCTTACCACATGAATCCACTCTTGTGATCGAAGGCCGCGATACGCTGCTGAACTCTCAGCTGAGCGAACCAATCGGAACGTTCTCTGATAAGAACTGGCAGCGCGCAGCGAACGCCATGGTGATCCAGTGTCCGATGCTTGCGGCGGCATTCAGTACAAATCTGGTCTCTGCATCATAAAATCTACGATTCTGTTTGCAAAATCTTCTTACATAGTGTACAATGAATCTAATAGTTCATATACCGACCCACTGTGTAAGGAGATATCAAACGATGAGACAGAGTGCGGAATATTATAATGAAGAGCTCAAGACCAGATTTATTCTGGATAAAATGTGCGAAAAAGATTCCAACGGAGATCCAGCTAAGGATTCCGCTGGCGAATATATCATTCTTGCTAAGAGTAAGAACAGGTATAACAAGGTTCGTAGCATTTTTCATAAGCTTGCCGCGTTCGAACAGAAGTATGAGAAAGACTTTTATGAGATCGAGTCTGACAAAGACGAAGAATTTATAAACGATTTGTTCTCAAGGTGGATTTCCGAACTGAATGAAAACTACAGCATCTTTGTGTTGTCTATTTTCAAGCAGTATATTATGTGGTGCAGAGATGAGGGTTTGCTCTCAACGCAGCGGTACTATCAGCATCCGTTCTTTGACATGGAAATGTCCGGATGGAAAAAGAAAGACACTAGTTCCACCTTCCGCTCTGAGCGTGTAAAGAACCAGCTGGAAGCCATTGCAAACAAGAGTACCGATGAATTGGCTGAAAACTATGTATTTCCATCAGAAGATGATTTCTTCACCTACGTCGTTTCTGTGTTCTCGGAAGAAGGGGCGATTATGACAGGTGCAATTATGTGCCTGTTGTATTACGGATTCCCGTCTGAAGAGATCCGTCTTGTCAAAAGAAAAGACGTTGATGTAGACACGAGAACCGTCTGCGGGAAATATATCGATCACGATATCGCATGGTCGATCATCTGTAAGGCCAAAAACACGACCACATATTTCAAAAACCACGCAAAGGGACAACTTGGGAAGTTAGAAATGAATCTCGGCGATGGTCCATATCTTATTCGTACAAGCAGAGACAGTTCCAACGATAATCCCGTGCCAATTGGATACTTCAAAGACATGTATCGAAGAGAAAAGAAGATCGTCGAGGGGCTTCCGCCAACATCTAACTATAAAAACATCCTTGTTAAAACAAGCACCATCAAAAACCTGCGCGAATTCTATGAGATCATGTCGGAAGAGCATGAGTATGGTATCGAATATGTCGCGGAAAAATTCAGACAGAACCAATATGATACGCCGCTCACATTCCGAAAGTATCAAATAATGCGCGAGAAAGCAAGAAAATTATAAAAATGAAGGGGCCTGACCAGCCCCTGAATTTTTCCTTTACCATTCACACTTTACACTGTCATTATGATGAATAGGAGGTGATTGAAATGAGAAAGACGATTGCAGCCATTGTTGTAACCGGCGTTTATCTGCTGACGAATCTGCTCAGCGGGGAAGCAGCTGGTCCGGTCGAGACATATCAGAGCTGGAGCGATGAACTCAAGTCGTATACGCAGTCTGTATGTGACGAATACAATGTCGATTATTCGTTGGCGCTCGGTGTGATCTATAACGAAAGCAGGTTCCAAAGCGGCCTGACTCATGTGAATTCAAACGGCACAGTCGATTACGGTCTGATGCAGGTCAACGAGGTCAACTTCGATTATCTCAACAGGACGCTTGGCGTTCGATCCATGTCTGAACTGCTGGATGATAGAACGGGCATCAGATGTGGTGTTCAGCTGCTGGCGTATCATAAGCAGTACACTGGCAACGATTCGGAGGCGCTTCTTCGCTACCAGATCGGGGCAGGGAAGTACAAACAGTACCTGAGGAAAGGTCGGTACACCAACCAGACGCATCAACAGGTGCTTACATATCAGAGCGAACTCGCTTCTTATATGAATTCCTTACAGTAGGAAAAAGATCGGGCGGCAGAAAAACGTCTGTTTGATCTGATCAATCGGTGGAGTGAATCCACCTTTATATGCTGGAGTGGCGCAATGGTAGCGCAGGAAATTTGTAATTTTCAGGTTGCAGGTTCAAGCCCTGTCTCCAGCACCATTAGAACAGCGGGCAACCGCAGTCAAAGATTATAAATTACATAAGGAGAATGATTATGACTACTGAAACTATGACAATCCATCGTGGTCTGGCCGAGCTGAAGGTTCTGGAAAATCGGATCATTAAGACGATTTCTGGAGCCAAGTTCTGTGCAGCAGCCAAGCAGAGCATGAAAAAGCTGAACGGTGTGCCCATCGAGGATTACAAGAAGGACGCACAGAGTTCTCTGGACTCCATCAAGGATCTGATTGCTCGTCACGATGCGATCAAGCGTGCGATCTCAAAGTCCAATGCAGAGACTCATGTGACCATTGATGGTGTTGTCTATACTGTTGCGGAGGCTATCTATATGAATCAGCACGGTATCGAGTTCAAGCGTGAGCTGCTCGCTATGATGGAGCGTCAGTATTCCAGCGCCATTGCCACGATCGAAACGACCAATGCCCGTCTGAGTGATCGTGCGGATGATTACACTAAGGGTCTTGCATCTGCTTCTGAAAAGAGCAACATGGACCCTGAGGCTATTCGAGACGCACGTGACAGCTATATTGAGCGCGAAACTATGGTTCTGATCGATGGTATTGACATCAAGAAGGCTAAGGATGAACTCACCGCCAAGATCGATAAGTTCAAAGCCGAGGTCGATGCAGTCCTGTCTGCTTCCAATGCAATCACAGAGATCACCATCGAATACTGATCTCTCAGAAAGCACACTGTATTCACTGTCTATCGAAAATAACAAACTGTGATCGTTCGCTTTTTGCTGGTGACAGCACTGTTTTTGGCGAAATCAAAATAATAAAAAGCAAGTCGTCACTTATAAAAGGTGGCCTGATACGCCGTCATAATGCAAGTGTTCTAATATTTTGAAGAACAATACTTGGTTTTAGGATTAGTCAAGAGGTTAAGACGCAACCCTATAAAGGTTGTTACATCGGTTCAAATCCGATATCCAAAAACATCGAGCGTTATATCGCTCAATTATGGATGATGTACGGAAAGCTTAAAGTTTATGATTAAAGGTTAAAGGTTGAAAGTTCAAAACTTAAACTCTTAGCTAAAGGTCAAAGAACAAAGCATACAGGTCAAAGATTTATAAAATCCATGGGCACAGGTTTGTGGATCGATTACATAAGTCCCGTTGTTTACCACATGGCTGGTAGATGGTGAGCGCCTTGGCAGGGGCGTAACAATACCTGCCGTTTATATGGTTCGGTAGCTCAGAAGGATAGAGCACTAGCCTGTCACGCTAGGGATCGTGGGTTCAATCCCCATCCGAATCGCTTATGGTTCTATAGTTCAGTTGGTTAGAACGAGAGACTGTTAATCTCTATGTCACCTGTTCGAGTCAGGTTAGGACCTCTTCGTGGTTCTGTAGCTCAGTCGGTAGAGCAGGGGACTGAAAATCCCCGTGTCGCTGGTTCGATTCCAGCCGGGACCACCAATGTGTAAGTTGATTTGATAATTGAATTTGGTCGAAATCCTCCATAAAAAGGTTGTCCGCCAAGGTCGAAAAATCAACATGAATTCTCACCAAAATGATGTTATCAATGAAATTTGCAACAGGATTAGCGAGGCAGTCACACTCCTGATCAGGGGCCGATGTAGCAAGCTTGGTCAAACTGCGTGCCCTGACGATGATAAGATCCGCATTCCGAGCGCAACTGTGCGTGAGTCTCACCAGCTCGAAAACAGTTTATATGCGATCGTAGCTCAATTGGTAGAGCACTTGACTTTTAATCAAGGGGTAGCGGGATCGTAACCCGCCGGTCGCACCAATACCTGTCTGTGGTTGGGTAAACAGTCTTGTGGAGACGCTGACAAGATAGAAGAGCGAGCGTCATATCCGTGGGCGGGCATTCGGATTCGATGTGCGCCCATAGCTTAATTGTTAAAGCCGCAGTCTCTAAAACTGTCATTTTGCAGGTTCGAATCCTGCTGGGCGTGCCAAACAAATTACATAACAGTAATCCATATTTTTATAAAAAGGAGGGCAAATATTATGGCAATGATTGATCCGCACGATGATGACTTCGGTGCCATTTGTAATTGTGCTGTTCGATACGCAGTTGGGCGCAGAACGTATATGCCTGGTCTTGTGATCGATTTCATTACATCGCATCTGAGCGAGTTGACAGATAAAACGCTATGGTGCTTTCAGCAGGATCTATATCAACGTCTGGATGAAGGGTTTAATTTTGGAGATGAATTCGATTTTCAAAACTGGATGAGCTTTCTGGAAGATGTTGATAAAGAGATCAAGAAAAGAAAACAGCCCAGCGGCCATAACCACTGAGCTGTCAGGATTACCCGATGACGTGATTCATCTGCAGAACCATCAGTATGAGCCCGACGATACTGCAAATGTCACCAGCGACATCAAGAAAATCTTTCGCCTAACGCTTCATCTAAGCACCTCCAATTCGCTCGAGACGCGAGAACAATGTCCGTCATTGAGGAACTGGTGTGTCTAGTGAGAGTTAAGTTGGCAAAAGTGTATCACGTTGTTACGCGATTGTCAAGAATCATCCCGAGCATGATGTGAAAAGGCTTGTTATATGCGGCAATGGCTGAGTGGTTTAAAGCGGTGGACTTGAAATCCATTGATGGTAATACATCCGCGAGTTCGAATCTTGCTTGCCGCGTGTTATGGCCTGTTAGTCAAGAGGTGAAGATGCTGCCCTTTCACGGCGGAGACATCGGTTCAATTCCGGTACAGGCCATTTTTTGAAAATTAAATATTGTGAGGTATCAAAATGAAAACGACGAAGAAAGATTGGATCTATCGTGTGATTCTTCTGATTCTGTTGGCGATTATCTGGGACATTGGCGCGGCTTTGACTTCGCCAATTTTTGTTCCCCAGAAAGGCGCTGTGTTTCGGGAATTCTTCCTGTTGATCCAAAATGGAACAATGTTGAAAGCATTCCGATATTCGCTGGTTCGCATTACGGTGGCAGCCGCTTTGAGTGCCGGCATCTCCATTCCTCTTGGCTGTCTGATGAAAATCTGTCATCCGCTTCAAAAGCTGCTCTATCCAGCAATTCGAGCAATGCGGTTTTTGCCAGTCACTGCCTTCTATCCACTGTTGACTATGTGGTTTGGAATCGGAGAGAAAATGAAGATCGCTTTCTTATTTGTAGCTAGCTTTGTGTTCATGCTTCCAAGCGTTCTGATCGCCCTGGATGATGTCAGTGATGATGTGATCGAGGCAGCCAGTATTGACGGCGCAGGGAAGTTCAGTACAGTAACACGAATCATCTTTCCAATTGCAGCGCCTTCCATCTGTCAGTCATTCGCCACAATGTATGCCATCGGTTGGACCTATATCGCAGTGGCCGAGACAGTGAATGCGAAGTACGGTATTGGCTATCTGATCTATACTTCGTCCGCTCGTGGCCGTACATCTCTGGTGTTTGTTGGAATATTGGCGATTGTGATTTTCAGTATTCTGTTTGACTGGATCACAAATATCTGTATCAAGAATGTTTTCAAGTGGAAATTTTCATAAGGAGGACAACATGTCGCACGAAATTGAGATTCAAGGCTGTCTGAACATTCCAGATGATGCGAACTTTGATGAAATCACAGACGTGTTCTTAGATTTTGTTGAGTCGCATGGTTGGTACTATGGTGGTGGGTTCTCTGAGATTCGAGACGGCTGTTATGTGAAGCCTGATGGAACTCTTGGTGATCCAATTTATAAATCAAATAAGGAGAAAGATTATGGCACATGAAATTAAAATTATGGGATGTCTGAGTATTCCAGATAATACAAGCTGGGAGGAGTCAATAAGTTTATTTGTTGAATTTATCGAGTCACATAATTGGTGCTATTATGGGGATTTTGCTGAGATTCGTGATGGAAAGCAAGTAGGTTATGGCGTAATAAAAAAAGAAAACGAGGAGAAAAATTATGGCGAAGAAAAGTCTATTTGAAAAACTCGGTCTTGTTGAGGGTGTAGCTGCTTCTGAGTATGATATGCCGGATACCACGAATGAGCTTCGCGTTTGTAGTGGCGTCGGAGATCATTACATCAATGGAGATTTCCCAGAAGACGAACCGGTTCAGGCCGAGGTTCCTGAGGGCGACACCATCGATGTTCAGGCGGTTTACGAGACTAATGGTATGAATCCTGCCGACTCTGTGACGGTCTATAAGATCAAAGATGTGATCGATACATTCCCGTCTGAGATGCCCACAAAGACTAAGCGTGCTACGGTCAAAAACCTGATGACAACGCTTGGTTATGATGCGGCCGCGATTATCTCTGATGCGAAGCAGCGCAAGGAGCTTCTGCGGGCTGTTGGTAACGATAAGATGAATGCGTTGTTTGACGAGATGAAGAGCAATGACCAGCAGATTGAATCCATGAAGGAACAGATCGAGGCACTGACTAATCGTAACGTCGAAGCTGGTGCGGCAATTGAAAAGATCACCAACATAGTTCAGGACGAACTCAAGATGATTTCTTCTATCGAGGAATTTATCGAAGAGGATAAGCCTGAGCCTGCCGGGAAGGAGGCTGCCCAGTAATGTTTTCTTTTACCATTCCTGAGTTCGTGGTTATTTGTGTCGGTGTGGCTTTTGTGATTATTTTGATCCTGTTTCCGTCATTCCGTCAGCAGCTTAAAGCTCTGGCTGGTGGCTTCTTACAGGTTTTCGTGCAGGATACAGCCAAAACACCAGATGGTGCCCGCGCTATCTATGCTCAGAAAATCGACGAGTTGACTGAGAAGTACACGGACGCCTGCGACACGCTGCGAAATCTGACTGGCAAGCTCAAGACGATTCAGGATAACTACGCTGTCTGTCAGAAGCAGGCGAAAGGTTATGATGAACGTGCAAAAGCTGCCATGAGTCGAGGCGATGAAGAATCTGCTACCACTTATGCTCGTCTTTTACAGGAAGAGCTTGATAAAGCCGAGAACCTATCTGCTCAGTTCCAAAAAATGAAACCAGCGGCGGAAGAGGTCAAGGCAATCAAGGAAAAGCTTGAAAATCAGTTGGCTGTTCTGAAGCGCGAAAGCAAGGATGTGGTGGCTGAATTGAAGGCGAACGAACAGGTCGCAGATGTGTATTCCAATCTGGATCGTCTGCGTGCATCTACCGGCACCGATAAAATGCTCAACGCTACCCGTGATGGCCTTCAGGAAAGTCGCGAAAAAGCAGCGGGTGCAAAGGTTCTGTATCAGACTAGTCGAGAGGGAAAGCTGGATAAAGCGGACGCAAATACTGCTGATTATAAGGTGAGTTCGTATCTGGACAGTCTCAAAAAGAGCAATCCAAACGTAACAACTTACAGCATTCCTGATCTGAACACCCTCACAAAGTCTTCTGGATTGAACACTCAGTCCAAGAAATAAAATCAAAATTAAATAGGAGAGAATAACATGTCTAAGTTCAAATTGACTAAGGCTGGCCGCGCTGTTGTTGGTGTGGTCCTTGCTGTGGCTGTTGCTATTGGTGTCGTTGGCGGCATCAAGGGCGGTGTGATCAAGTTCGACAAGAAAAAGCCAACTGCGTCTGATAAGCCTGCCACGAATGTCACCACGAATGCATCAACCAGCGACGACACGATCAATCTGTCTCTGGATGAGTGGGCGGGATGGTTGAGCTGTATCACGGCAAATGGGGGTCTCACCACTCAGCCCGGTTCTGTATTTGACCAGCTCGGCATCAAGGTGAATATCAATGTCATCAACGACGCTACTGAGTCCAGCAATGCACTGATCTCTGGTGATCTGCAGGCCGCTGGTTATACTACGAACCGTGTCGCGTTCCTGTCTCAGAAGTTTACGGATGCCGGTAAGAATATCATCATGCCGGTGTTTACTAACTACAGCTATGGCGGAGACGGTATTATCGCTTCCACTCAGTTTGCAGATGTGAATTCGTGGGTCAATGCCAAGATCGGCGTTCCTGAATTCTCTGAGGCCGAAACCCTGGTCGCTTGGTTTGTCAATAATTCCAACCTGTCCGATGCGGATAAGACGACCATTATGAATAACCTGATCATGTTTGGTACGGCAGATGATACTGCTAAGGCATACTTTGCTGGTCAGATCGATGTGGCTGCAACATGGGAGCCGTACCTGACTCAGGCCAAGACCTATACCAACAGCACCGTTGTTTTTGATACCAAGTCTTCTTCTTCTCTGGTCATGGACGGCATTGTGTTTGATGCCGATTGGGCCGCAGCTCACGAAGATACTGTCAAGAAGTTCGTCAAGGGTATTCTGATGTCTTATGATCAGCCCATCAATTACGACGCGGCTCGTGAAGTGTTCCCGATGTACTCCACTTCCAGTGATGCCGATATCGACGCTACTTACGCCAATGCCAAGATGGCCAGCTGGAAGGACAATTACAATATTCTAAACGATACTGCTCCCATGATCTATGACCAGATGTGCGATATCTGGGAGGCTCTGGGCGAAACCGTCAATCGCGGCCTTGTGGACACGATTTTTGATACCACTTATATTGACGCTCTGAAAGGTGATTTTAAGTCTACTTCCGCCGCAAATGCAACCACAAAGGTGACTGTAAGTGACGAAACCCGTGCCAATATCACCCAGCAGGTCACTGGCAATCTGGATTATGATTCCATGCTGAGCAAGACCGCCAATGTAACATTTGTCCCGGATTCTTCTGTGTTCACCGATCAGGCCAGCGCAGCCTCTGTTCTGGATGATTTCGTAAATATCGCCAAGACTCTGGATGGCACAATGATCGTTATCAACGGCAATATCAATGCGGACACTCAGACTGATTTTGGTATTCAGCTCTCTGCAAATCGTGCTCAGACTGTTGCCAACTATCTGGCTTCTCAGGGTATTGATCAGAATCGACTGATTATTACAGGCTCTGGCAATGCAAAGTATCAGGCCGACAAGGCTGCTGGTGCTCTGAAGTCGGATGCAAGCGTGTACCAGTCTACTGATATCAGCTTTATGCGAATCGAGAACTGAGGTGATTCAGATTGATCTGGATTGAAATCAGTAAAGCAATTTGGATTGTGGGCGGATTGATGCTGGCTTCTTTTGCAGCTGGTTATCTCTTCCGTGGTCCAACTTCTAAGATTTAAAACTCACGGCGGTGCTCAGGTAGCACTGGGTGCCGCCTTATATAATGTGCTATAGCCAAGTCGGTCAAGGCAAGGGACTTTGACTCCCTGATCGTGTGTTCGAGTCACACTAGCACAACCAAAAAAACAAATCGGATAGGGAGGTTCACAGATGACTACTCCAGAACAACTTGAAATTGCACTTCGGGACTTTATTTATCAATGCGGGAAAAGATACGAAAACGAATTGGGCTGCGATGATTGTATCTACTGGAATTTTTGTACCCGATTCTATACTCCGCATTGTGATTGTCCTGATGAATGGACGATTTATGACAAAGTAAGCCCACTTCCGTCTTAATTTGAAAAGGAGTTTCCAGATGGCAGTTTATATGACAGGTGATATCCATGGCAACCCAAGTCGATTTTATGATCTGAAGAGTTTCTGCAAGGTGCATTCAGACGCAGAATGGTTTATCTGCTTGGGTGATGTTGGTTTGAATTACTATGGCGAGGATCACCCGCAGGAGATGTATATCAAGAATATTGCGGATGAAATTCCTGCAAAACTGTTCTGTATTCATGGCAATCACGAGCGGCGTCCTACCGAAGCAGATGGATATAAACAGATCGATGTCACAGAGGGTGCGATTCATGGTCCGATGATGTGGCACGCAGAGCACCCTAACCAGTATTTTGCCATCGACGGTGCCGTATATACGATTTTTACATCCGACCGTGTGTTGACTGCACTTGTTTGCGGCGGTGCTTATTCGGTCGACAAGGATTATCGTCTGCGGCGCGGTTGGCATTGGTGGCCGGATGAACAGCCAAATGAACTCACGAAGGGGCTGGTACGGTTGATGGCAACGGAAAAACAAATCGATATTATGTTGACCCATACCTGTCCGCTGCGGTTCGAGCCAACGGAGCTTTTTATCTCTGGCATTGATCAGAGCACAGTAGACAAGTCAACAGAACAATTCTTTGATGAAATCTACTCCTTATTCCCGGCGTACCAAGAGCCGATGTGGTACTTTGGCCACTTCCATGGAAATAAATACACGGATGAATACGTGATGCTCTTTGATGACATCATGGAACTGAAGTGAATTTATAAATAGTAAATCGAAAGGGGAGTACAGATGCTGTATGGACGTGCGTCTCCTGATTTGATTCGATAGCATTTCGTCAAATTAGATAGGAGAAAACAATATGACTTGTAATTTTTGTGGTAAGACTCTGGATACCTGCGATGAGACCAATCTTGGTAACCTGGAACTGCCTTTCTTCTACGGGAGCAAGCGTGATGGGGACTATATGAAGTTCTCTCTCTGTTCTGGCTGTTATGACAAGCTGGCAGATGAATTCATGTCCAGATGCAAACACAAACCCATCGTTGTTCCATTTGCCCCCAGGGTGCCGGAGTGGGAACATAAGACTACTGAAGAATCCGATTATTGATAACTGATTACATAGGAGGTACATATGGCAAGTAAGGAAAATAACGTTTACTCTCGCTTTAGTTTTTGCGGAAAGGTTACTGTTTCCAAAAAGGTCCCGTTCGTGAAGCGCGACACCTACGACAAGGGTGAGAAGATCAGTATTAACTTTGGTATCAAAGCCGGAAACAATCTCGGTTATGTCAAGCTGGAAGGCTTTAAGAATGACGAGATCAAGACCATGGATATTGACCGAAACAATATCGAGGTCGCGTGGAGTGATCGTCTGGACGAAGATGTGATCAAGACTGTTGCCAGCACCAAAAAGTTCACAGTGAATCTGGGCGAGCGCAAGGAGTTCATCACAGAGTGGGATATGATCGAGTATCTGGAGTCCGCTCTGGCTGGTTATGAGGACGATATTGTTGTTACTGGTAAGTTCGTTCTGCGTCCCGGCACCGGTAAATACAAGGATCAGGTTTATCGCGAGTATCAGATCCAGAACGTGTACATGCCCGGTGAGAAGGAAGTTTCTCATCTGACTATGAATCTGGACCTGTACTACGACAAGGACAGCATGGATACAACCACTCTGAAGGATGACGGCAAGATTATGATGCATTGCTACACTCCGATGTGGTCTAAGGCAGATAGCGCACAGAAGATGTTCCAGATCGATACCGTGTTCAATACTGCTGTTTTTGATATGGACAAGCCGAAGCACAAGGCAATCCACGATTACAAGATGCGCTATCTGGAAACCAAGTCTCGCAATCCTGTCCATATGAACTGGCAGATTGCGGTCGTCAATGGCGCTGAAGAGGTTCCGTTTACTATGGACAGCCTGACTGAACAGCAGCGGGAACAGGTTGAACTCGGTATCTCTAAGATGGAAGATTTCAAGCCGCGTGGGAATATCCTCGGTGATCGGGAAAAGGAGCTGCGTCTGGTAAAGCCTATCCTGACTGGTGAATTTGAGGAGTGCAAGACTGCATCTGATTCTGGTTACACTGCTCGTGAGTTCGAGGATGAGATTTGGACCCCGGCGGTCGATGAAAGCGTGGACGATATGATGAAGGGCGGCTCCAAGGCTAAGACCAAGGCAAAGGCTGCTCCTGCAGTCGAGGCCCCGGCAGATAGCGATGATGATATCGACACCATGTTTTGATCCTGTCGATTTACCATGGAATGAAAATTAAAAAGGAGAATACATAATGGGTTTCAAAATCAATCGTATTAAGGCAGACCTTGGCAGCTATCCTCATTATATGCTGCTCGGAATTCGCAAGATCGGCAAAACGACTTTTGTTCGTGACCTGATCAAAGAGAAGTATGGTGATGCAACAAAAGGACTGCTGATCTCGTGTGGTGCTGAGAATGGTTACCACGCTCTGGATGATCTGCAGGTTGAAGAAGCGAAGGTTTTTAATCAGGATTACGACGAAGAGACCGACAGCCGTGGTTTCATTCAGATTGTTGATGATATCGTCGAGAACAATAAGGACTACGGTATTAAGCTGGTTGCAATCGATACCTTGGATTGCCTGTATGATATCGCTGCACAGGAGGCCATTCGGTTGTCTCGTAAAGAAACCGGTAAGCCGTGCAAGAGTATCAACGATGCATTTGGAGGCTACGGTCGGGGACTTGACCGTGTGATTGCACTGATTCAAGAGCAGATCACTCGTCTGGAAGATGCCGGTATCGCTGTGTTTATCTTGTCTCACGTCAAAGAAAAGACTCGTACTGATATGGTCACTGGTGAAGAATATCAGGTTTGGACTAACAACCTGATGGATAAGGTGTATGGTGCTATTGCTGACACCGCCCAGATGGTTATGATGGCGGTCTTTGATCGTGAAATCAAGGATAAGAAGGTCACTGGAGAAAATCGTGTCCTGTATCTGCGTGCTACTGCAAGTCTGGATGCTGGTTCCCGTTTCCATGGTCTGCCTGAAAAGGTTCCTTTCACCCCAAAGGCTTTCATTGAAGCGTTTGAAGAGGGCGTTAAGAACTCTGCCACTATGAAGCCGATGACTGATGTTGATATGGCTGCTCGTCAGAAGGAAGAAGCCGCACAGCAGGAAAAGACGGCAGAAATCGCTCGTCGTAAGGATGCAGAAAATCGTGCCGCAGCTCAGGCTGAAGAGGACGAGCCTTACCGTGCCGAGTGGATCAGCGCAATTCAGGATCGTTTCGGCAACGCATCTGCTGATGTTAAGGCCCAGATCAAGGCAATCCGCGATGAGGTTGGTCTTAAGTTCTCTGATCCAGAATTTCCTATTGACGCATTGAAACGCGTTTATTCTTTGGTCTAATCATTCACACTTTATATGGTCATTCCGAAGTAAATACGCAGGGTGGGACGGTGGGTATGTTGAGGTAGGAAATATGGCAAAGGAACCTACAGTTAAATGTATGGCTACCGGGGTGCAAGGTCCCAGGAGTCAATTTTATAAAGCGCCAAACAATCGCTACTTTCAATCGGAAGCGGTTTATCAGGCGTGGTTGGCCGGGCGGCGCAGAGAAAAGGCGAAAAAGAATAAGCCCGCTCCCCAAAAGAAGCCAGGCCGCACGATGGAATCTTATAAGAAGCTGTGTAGTACGATCGCAGATTTTATTGGATATGACCCGGAAAATGGTCAGCCAATGCCAACGATCGTATTTCGCCGGCTGAAGGAACTGGATTTCTACTCGGATGAAATCATTCAGCAAACCATGGATGAAAACGAAAAGTCGATTCGGTGGGCAATGCAGAATAAGAACTTCGAGGATGACGCAGGGAAGTGCAGCTATCTGATGGCGATTATTCGCAACAATATCGGCGCTGTCTACCGGCGTGAAAAAGATAAGGCAGAAAAGACTGTCAAAAATAATGCAGAACCAAATCTTGACACAATGATCGACCTGTCAATGATCGGTACTGCACACAAAGGAAAAGATGTTAGCAGCTTGCTAGGAGGTGACGATTTATGGATTTAACCAAGGCGATTGAAAAGATCGAAGCAAATCGTGTACAGGCCGAAGCAAGCTTTGTTTTTTGTCTGTGGAAAGATCCCCAGCGATACGACGATTACAAAAACATCAACGAAGGAACAGATAAAACCCTGATCTGTGAAGAACAGGTTTTCTATTTCATGGTCGGTCGCGGCATTCGTCGGCAGGGCTTTTCTAATATCGACAACATCACTCTTGATACATATCTGGCGGACAAACCCACACTCCGTCGGCACTACGAAGAACTGAACGGCTGGCGTGCTTGTAAGGCGATGATGGATCTGGTCGATCCGGAAAATACGGACAGCTATTACAACCAAATCGCCAAAATGAATACGCTCAAAATCTTGGCCACCAAGTATGATGATCTGCTCAGTCACCCGGAGCGCTTTGATGATGCCACGAACGAAGATGTGTATAACACTTTCGAGCTGCTCAATAACAGTGTGGCGCTGACAACCGGCAACGATTCAAAGATCGAAAATCTTGTTGTTGATGAAAAATACATCCAGCAGTGCAATGCCGGCATGGATCAGGGAATCAGTTATGCAGCTGGAGCACCTCTATTGAATTATCTGACACTTGGTGCTCCTGTTGGGGATATGTATTTGTTTGCTGGCCACAGTGGCACAGGAAAATCAAGTTTTATCTTTGAAAATATGGTTCTCCCATTTGCAGAAGGCGGCACAGGCGTTGCGATTATTTCAAACGAGATGCAGAGCAAGGCATATAAAAATATGTTACTGGTTCACATCCTCACGAAAGAATTGGACTACTGGAAAATCACCCGTAAAAAGCTCAGTCTTGGCCATTTTAATGAAGAGGAGTTGGAGATGCTTCGTAAGGCGGCAGCCATTACAAAAGAAAAGTATTCCAATATTCGCTTTGTAAAAATGTTCGAAAACGACACTTCTAAGGTGCTTCAGTACATCAAGCGTCTTGCAAGATCCGGCACAAAGGCAATCATCTACGACACCATGAAATCGGATGACGGTATTGACGATAAGATGTGGCAGGCATTGTTGATGAACAGCCGTCGCATTTTTAATACTGTTTCAAAAGAACAGGTCGCTATGATCTGCACTTTCCAGTTGGCATTACATACTACGAATCAGCGTTGGCTTGACGCAACTTGTCTGTCAAACTCAAAACAGATAAAAGAAGTGGTGGCTCAAGCTGTCTTTGCCAGGGCATGTTGGCAGGACGAATATACCGGTGAGAAATTTGATTGCAATCCCTATCGGCGGAATAAGGACAATCCAAAAATCAAAGAGCCATTCATCATGGATAAAGACAAAAAGTATATGGTTCTTTTTCTGAACAAAACTCGTTCTGATGAAGATGGCCAAACTCTTCTTTATCAGTGGGATTCAGCTTGGAACCGTTGGATCGAAATCGGTTTTTGCACCATTGTAAACGATCATGGCCAGTATGACCGCAGATAAATAAGAAGGGAGGCTTCGATATGAATGGATGTCAATGTATTAACGTCTAAGCTTGAAAATCAGCCAGACAAAATCATTCAGATCCTTGAAGCACTTGGCTTTGAAAATATCAAGTTCAATCCTCTCAAAAATAATCTGCGGTTCGCCCGGGAAGAGCAGCGAAATCCAACCAGTTGTATGCTCGATTGCGGCACGCTTCGGTTCTTTGTTTTCTCTACAAACCAAAAAGGGAATCTTTTCAGTCTGATTATGGATGTCAAAAAATGTTCGTTTCCAGATTCTTTGAAATTCGCTGCACAAAAGGCTGGCATTTCAGAAGAAGAAGTCAACATCAAAACACACTGGCCGTTCGGCGGGTTCTTTCTAAAACTGATGCCGGACTATGAAGAAGAGATGGAAGATTTGAAAACGTACCCGGAGGAGACTCTGGAACCGTATGCTAACAAATACAATCTCCGCTTCATCAAAGATGGTATCAGCCTAGATACTCAGCAAAAATTCGGTGTCGGTTATGATGTTGAGTCAAATCGAATCACGATCCCAGAGCGGGCAACCGATGGTTCTCTGGTCGGCATCATGGGTCGCGCCAATTATGAGTGTGAACACGATAAACGCTGGTATCCGTTGATCTCTTGTCCACGCAGCAAAACACTGTTTGGATACGCGGAGAACTACCATCGGATTCAGGAAACAGGGAACATCGTTCTGTTTGAATCTGAAAAAGCAGTTCAGCAATGTGATTCGTTCGGCTGCAATATTGCCCTCGCAACGTGCGGCTGTCATGTATCGGATACACAGGCCAAATACATCAAACGAATGCTGCCAAAGAAAATCGTTCTGGCCTATGATGAAGGGCTTGAAGAAGAGCACCTGGTCAACGAATGTAAAAAACTTATCGTGAACAATCCGATCTTAAAAACAAAAGTTGGATATATTTGGCCTGACGGGTTGATTCAGGAGGGCTCCAAAATGAATATCGCTGATCTTGGTAAGGATGTTTACAAAGAGGGCGTAACAAAATATGTGAAATGGGTAGAGGAGTGATGTAAATGGGACAAAGAGTAATAGCCCCTGAGCTACAGGCACTGTATGACAAGGGAGCTCATGTATACAGTTATTCAAAGCTGAGTACGATCCACGATTGTCCATATAATGCATATCTGACTTATATCAAGCCGCGAGATCAATGTGCCAATGTGTACTCCTCTCTTGGTACTGTTGTCCACGATACGCTGGAAGGAATCATTGAAGGGAAGAACACAGAAGCGGATATCGGTCCTGCCATTGAAAACGGTCTGGATGAACTCGATATGCTTGGAATTGATTTTCCTAAAACGAGAGATGGCGGCAATGGCATCCGCGATAAATGGATCTCAAACATGCGTTGTATGGCTCGTGATTGGGTCAGTCCAAAGGGTGAATACGAAATCGAAAAGCTGCTCATTCTAAAGCTTCGTGATGATCGTTACCTTCAAGGTTATGCTGATTTGATTCGTATTATGCCAGACGGGCGGCTACAGGTGTTAGATATCAAGACTTCAAGTCAGTTTAAAGACGAAGATCTGCTTCATTATGGCCGCCAGCTGGTCGCGTACACTCTGGCCCTTGAACAGGCCGGATTTAAAACGGCCGCTCCTTGTTGGATCATGGTGAAATACTGCAAAGTCGTTTACCAAACCGGCAAAGGCAAGCTGGCCAAGCAGCAAGAAAAAGTGCTCGATCGATGCAAAGTGGGCTACACGCTGCGGTCCACAGTTCGTTCCAAAATGAAAGCCGCCGGGTATGACAGTGAGCAGATCGAAATTGTTACCCAGGCATTTATCGAATCGAACGATATCAATGATCTGCCGGAAGATATTCGTTGCCAGTTTAAATTGACTACATATGTCAGACCATATCCTGTCACCGATGAACTGCGCAAAGAATGTATCGATTACATAAACGAAACAGCGGACGAGTTCGAGGAGCGGAAACGCAGTGGCGAATGGCCTGCACGAGAGATCGAAGAGAAAAATGGCAATCCAAATTTCTTCTGCACCAATCTCTGTGGTCATCGTAAAACCTGTGAACCGCTTCGGGATTGCATCAATAAACGGCCGTTTTATGCGGCAAAAGACCCAAGCGTGGTCGGTATAGACGATTTGTTTTAAGGAGGATTCATGGAGCAAAACTATGTTGTATACCATTTGCACGACGATAAAGGTTCGCTCCTTGATTCTTGTACAAAATGGGAGGATTATGTTGATCTTGCTGCTTCTTACGGGATGAAAGCGATTGCTTCTACCAACCATGGTTACAACCTTAACTGGACTGAAAAGAAACAGTACGCAGAAAAGAAGGGGTTGAAATTTATCGTTGGTTGCGAGGTGTATCTTACTTCTGAGATATATCACTATCCAGAGATCCCAGATGAGGTTTATGAATCTTATCAGGGCTGGGACCCGCAGGAAGCACAAGAGGAAATCGGTAAAATGATGGATGCTGAACGCTATAAAGTTCGCGACAACTTCCATACGATTCTTCTTTGCAAAAATGCCCGTGGTGTTTTGGAGCTGAACAAGGTGATGGGCACGTCTTATGATGCTGATCACAAGTATTATAAGCCCCGTATTACTTTTGAAGAATTCTTTGGATTGTCTGATAACATCATTAAAATCTCCGCCTGTCTGGCAAGTCCGCTTCGCAAATATACGTCAGAATGTGATGGATTTCGTCAGGAAGTCTATGACAAACTATGCGAGACCTATGACTATTATGAGATTCAGTATCACGATTGTGACGATCAAAAGGAATATAACCAGTATCTCTGGGAGCTTTCCAAGAAATATCACAAGCCACTGATTGCTGCAACTGACACCCACAGTCTGAATGCGTATAAAGCAGAGTGCCGTAAGATTCTTATGATGGGTAAGGGAATCGAGTTCACTGGCGAGGACGAATTTGATTTAACCTTCAAGTCTTACAATGAGCTGGTCGACGCGTTCACTGTGCAAGATGCACTCCCTCGTGAAGTCTGGATGGAAGCAATCGAGAATACGAATCGGATGGCAGATAGTGTCACTGATTTCACTCTGAGCACAAAGGCACGATATCCCATTTTGACCGGGACTTCTGAATCAGATGCCAATGTTTATATCAAACGTACCCATGATATGCTGAACGACAAAATTCGTCGCGGTATCATTCCTGAATATGAAGTCGCCCAGTTTAAGGCAGATGTTGAAGAGGAGCTTACAGTCTTTAAGAAAACCAACATGCTGGGCTTTATGCTTTCTATGAGCGACCTGATGATTTGGGGCAAGGGAGAGGGCATTCCGTTCGGACCAAGTCGTGGCTCTGTTGCAGGTTCTCGGTGTGCATTCGTCACAGATATCATCGATGTTGACCCGGCTCGCTGGAATCTGGTGTTCTCACGATTCTGTAATGAAAACCGTGTCGAGATTGGTGATATTGATATCGATGTGCCTGATGCTTATCGTCCTATGATTTACAACCACATCTTTGAATCGTTCGGTCGTGAGAAGTGTGCGTATGTTCTGGCTATGGGTACTTTGGCAGGAAAAGCGACAATCGACGAGATTGGACGAGCTCTTGCAAAGGTCTGGAAGCGTGAAAATCCGGATGCAGACGAATCTAGGAATCCTTATTCCCTTGATCGGATCGCAAAAGTGAAAAAGGAATACGATGCCAGCGCTGAAAAGTGTCGTGCAGATCATCCTGATATCTTCTACTACTTTGATGGATTGCAAGGAACGATCGTGTCTCTGTCACATCATCCGGCTGGCGTTATCATCGCTCCAATCGACCTCTATAAAAGGTATGGCGTCTTCCAAGATAAAGACGGGCTGCCAATTCTGTGTCTTGACATGGAAGCGTCTCATGCAGTCGGTCTGGCAAAGTACGATATCCTCGGTCTTGATACAGTGTCTGTTATTGATAAAACCTGTAAGCTGGCTGATATTCCGTACCCGCACACCTGGGAAATGGATTTCGATGACCAGGCAGTCTGGGCAGATATGAAAACGTCTCCGGTTGGCATTTTCCAGTTCGTTGAGGACTTCGCTTTTGATTCGCTCAAAAAATACGATGTTCACAGCATCGCAGATCTGAGCTTGGTCACGGCAGCCATTCGACCCGGCGGCGCTTCTTACAGAGACAAGCTCTTCCGGCATGAAGCAAATCACAATCCGTCACCTGAAATCGACGAGCTGTTAAAAGATAGCCTGGGCTGGCTTGTCTTTCAGGAACAGACCATTGCATTCCTCCAACGGTTCTGTGATATGAGCGGCGGTGATGCAGATAGTGTTCGCCGTGCAATCGGTCATAAGAACAAAGCGGAGTTGGATGCGGCAATGCCTCGTATCTTGAATGGATATTGTAATCACTCAACGAAGCCAAGAGAAACCGCCGAAACAGAGGCAAAAGAATTCTTACAGGTCATTGAGAACTCGGCCTCGTATCAGTTTGGTTTGAATCATGCTACCGGGTACTCTATCCTTACATACTATTGTGCGTATTATCGCTATTACTACACCCACGAATTTGTAACGGCACTTCTGAACACTGCGGACACGCAAGAAAAAATCGTCAATGCGACCAAGCTTGCGAACGAACGTGGCATCCAGATCATGCCAATCAAGTTCCGCCATTCCCGGGATGAATATGTCTACGATAAGACAGATAAGAAAATCTATCAGGGAATGGAATCTATCAAGTATCTGAACAAGCGGCTCAGTCGGGAGTTTTATAAGCTCCGCAACCATAAATTCGATTCTTTCATTGACTTGTTGTTGATGAACCAGAAAAGAAAAATTGCGGACAGTCGGCAGTTAGGGATTCTAATTGAGCTTGATTTCTTTTCTGAATTCGGCAATCCCAATCAGTTGTTGGAACAGGTTGATATCTTCAATAACTTCCTTGATGCAAAACAGCTCAATAAGGACGAGATGGACAAGCTTCTGTCTCACGACATCATGGCCAAACTGTGTGAAAAAGAGACCGAAAAGAAATATGTTAACGTAGACTGGATGAAAATCGTTCGACTGCTCTGCGAAAAGACAGATACCGTAAAGACTCCTATCACTGACAGAATAAAGTATGAGGGTGACAACCTTGGCTACATCCAGCTTACAATGCCGAAGCTCAAAGATTCTTACATCTACGTCTTGGATATTGATGGTAAGTTCGCCAATAAAACTGTAAGCGCCTACGTCCTCAAAACCGGTCAACAGCGCAGGCTTAAGGTGAAAGGCCGCACTCTGGAAGCTGCCCCCATCGAGAAAGGCGACATCCTTCGCATTGATGAAGAGCGGGATGAAGGCCGCTGGTCAAAAGACGAGCAGGGTCAGTGGATTCAGTCTAAGACCGATAAAGAAACGATTCTTCGTAAATACGTTCATGTGCGGTGAAAGGAGGTGACAAAGTGACATATAACGAAATCACTCAGATCCTCAAGTCAATGGTGATTATTGTGGATGACCGCGAAAAGGATACTCCACTTCTACATCAGCGGCTCTCATCGTTCCCGTGTGCTTATATGCGTAAGCGGCTGGATTTCGGTGATTATAGTGCTGAGGTGACACTGCCCAATGGCGAAAAATTCTCGCTGGCAGATAAGGTGACCATTGAAAGAAAAAATTCCATAGATGAAATCTGCGGCAACTTCACAACGAATCGAATTCGGTTCGCCAAAGAGTTCGACAGGGCGGCTGCAGCCGGAGCAAAAACTTACATACTCATTGAAAACGGTTCATGGGAAAAGATCAATCGCGGTGCATATCGCAGTAAGATGACACCCGCTTCACTGCTGGGCAGTCTCACCACATGGCTTGCTCGATATAACTGTCAAATCATCTTTTGTGAGCCAGATACCACATCATGGCTGATCCATGCGTTTCTTCTCCACGAAATGCGTGAAGCTCTGACCCATTATGAACTACCGCAAAAACCCAAGAGAACAAGAAAGGGGACTGAAGATGACATCATCACTTGATTTTGAAGGCGAGCTGATTCTGGATGGTGTGCTGCTGGACAAGCTGGAAACACTGACAAAAAAGCTTCAGAAGGCCACAAAAAAGACCGACAAGGCAACAATCTTGTTAGATGCCAAGAACGAGATTGGTGAGAATCCGTTGTTTTTCTTCCTTGATTTCATTCTCGATCCGCAGATCACAACAGGGATCTCTAAGGCCAAGATCAACAAAAAGGTGCGAATCGTGGATGAATTTCCACACACTTTCCAAGATATCTGCTTATTCCTGGCGGAGTGCAACACCGGCTCTGACATGGCTTTGTCAATGGCAGCCAGTTATATCTACTGGAATGCTTCACATAAAGATTTTCTGATTCGAGTATTCACTAAGAATTTGCCCCTGGGTGTTGAAGCTGCTACGGTCAATAAGATTTTTGGCAAAGTGGTCATTCCGGTCTGGGAAGTCCAGCAAGGATATCCTATCGATAAAGTCAAACTCAAGCCGGGCACCTGGTTCAGTCTCAGCCGCAAGATGAATGGTAACAGGGGCACCTTCTACCGTGGCAAGTTCATTTCTCGTCAGGGACAAGAGTTTACCGGCCTCGACCATATTAAGGATGACATCATCAAAGAGCTTGGTGATGAATCGCTGATTGATGAATACGTCTACGATGGCGAGCTGGTGTATCGTAATAGCAGAGGGCTATCAGACGGCGAGGCATTTCGGGTTGGCACTGGTATGTTGAACTCGGATGGAGACAAAAGCCAGATCAAGTTCGTTGTGTTTGATTTGATTCCTACTGATGAGTTTGAGAACGGCAAAGGCAGCCTTCCTTATGAAGATGGTTCTTTTGTTACGCCATATAAACTCCGTCGTAAATGGCTTGAAGATTTAGCCGTTACGATCGAGCAGAAAGGGCTCAAAAATATCCAGGTCGTGCCGATGGTCTACGAAGGTACAGATCAAAGTGTGATTCCTCAGTGGCTCGATTATGCAGTCAAACATGATTGGGAAGGGCTCATGCTTAATACATCGGTTCCTTATAAGCGGGCGCGTCACACTGGCTGTCTTAAAATCAAGCGTTTTTATACTGTTGATCTTCGTGTCACTGCAATCGAAGAGGGTCAGAACCGTCTGGCTGGTACGATGGGCGCTTTGGTTGTTGACTATAAGGGCAACGAGCTTCGTGTTGGTTCCGGTTTTGATGATGCTACGAGAGCTACCGTGTGGGCGAATCAGGGTGATTACATCGGGCGTATCATCGAATTAAAGTACAAAGAGGTCACAATGGATAAAAAGACCGGCCTTGAGTCACTGCAATTCCCGACCTTTGTGCGATTCCGTGATGATAAGAACGAAGTAAGCTACGGCTAAGGAGAAAGTTATGAATCTTTCTAAGAAGTCCATTAAGCACATTCTTCGGATTTTGGACAACAAATGTATCGAGGTTCCTACAAAGACATCAGCTTATAGCAGCGGTGGACGTAGAATTTTGACTCGTGATTTTGAGCCAAAGGAGTCACACGGAATGAATGACTGGCAGCGAATCGTCTATATACCGTCCGAAGGATATTTCTACGGAATTTATAATGGAAAATCGGAAGAAGATTGGGGTATTCCAGATATCTGGTCTCCTGCTCAGCTTGCTGATTTGTGAGGTGTCTTATGGTTGATTTCAGTAAATTAGCCGTCCCAAAGAAAGAACGACTTGAAGTTCAACTTACCGATGGCACAGAAGAACACAATATCAACTACGTCATTACGTCTCTGGCTACGATCAAAGGCGATAAGATCTATAAAAACTTCCGTCTATATTCTGTGGCCGATGATGGCCAATTGACTCAGCTGGAAAAACGAGATGGCGATCCATATTTCGATGCTTTGAAAGGAACGGTGTATGAACAATGAGAAGTGGCTTTTTGAAAGGTATCGACAAGCATTACGAGAAATTACAATCGCCCAAAATCATTTTGAGTGTTGCGAGTCTGATTATATCGATTGCGCAATTGATGATCTCGTTCACGCTGAGAAAGCTTTCAACCGAATCTTAAAGGAGATTCGCAATGAAAAATTGGACACGTCGATATCTAAGACTTAAATATCAAGATGAATCTCTCTGTTGGCGGCTTCGCTATGGAGAACGCTTCGAAATCGTCGCAGAACTGGATGAATTTTATTTTCTCTGGGCACATGGCACGATGATTGCATTCCCCAAGTACGGCAAGTACGCATACGACATTGAAACAGAGATCGTAAATACTGAATAAGGAGGGAGGTGAGGTCCCATGCGAGGGATCAATCAAAGAGAGCTTGGCCGCAAAGAACGCGCCACAGCAGAATGCGAGCGTCAGATTCGGCGCTACGGATATGAATGTGGTGAGGTTATTACATATAAATTGTCGCCAGAACAAATGAAACAGGTTTTGACAGGCAGAAAAACAGTAGATGATTTTATCAAGGAGGGGCAGTAAATGGAAGTCGAATTGATTTCGTATTCACAGCCGGTAAAGAAGGATGCAGACAAGAATCCGCTCAGTATCGCAGAGCTGGCAGCAAGTGTCTGTTATGATTCTGAGCCGACTGAAACTTATCGGATCGCAAAGGGGTGCAAGGCGACCGGACACACCTCGGTGCTTGAACACATCAGCTTTACGTTCCATGTCACCGGTGTCAGTCGAGCACTTCTGGCGCAGTTGAGCCGCCATCGGCATATCAGTCTGAGTGTTCGCAGTCAGCGCTATTGTGATGAAAGTGTTATGCAGTATGTCAATCCATTCAGTGGGGAAGACGCAGATGTATTTGATGGCATGATGGCAGATATCGCCAATAACTATCGCATCTTAAAAGAGTATCACGGTGCTGCCAATGAAGACGCTCGTGCTGTTCTGCCGAATGCCTGCTGTACTGAACTTTATGTCACCATCAATGCTCGGTCACTGATTGAAATGAGCCATCTGCGGCTCTGCACTCGTGCCCAGCGTGAGATTCGGGGACTGTTTATGGCAATCAAATTCCAGGTTTCTCAGGTTTGCCCCGAACTCGGCGCATGGATGGTTCCGTCCTGTGAAGCGAATCCTAAGTATCCGTTCTGTCCAGAGGGGAGTCGCTGCTGTGGCCGCCACCCGAAGCTGGCAGATGTTTATAAACCCGTTGAGAGATAAGGAGATTACATATGAGCAAGATGTTTAATATCGAAAACTGCGATGTCACCATGGAAAATGGCTGCCTGCGTCTGATCTATCATACCGACGAACTGCTGATGCCTATGACTCTGGCAATCAGCAAGACCTATCACGATCTGAACGAAAAGGGCATGTATCTCTTTGGTCAGGAGGACTGGGTAGGGAATGTCGTTGAATGGAGCATTCGGAAGGAGAGTCCTATCTGGCATAATCTGCTGGCCGACATCTATAAGAATCATCACGATCTGTATTCTTCTATTATGGTTACTCCGGAAGACGATGAGTATGACGATGATGTTGATGACAACGACAAGGTTCTTGGTTACCTGACTCTGGAGGCCACTGGAGACATCGACGAAAAAACCGGCCACCGTATCGCTCATTTCAACACTGCCGACCTGGCGGCTTTGGACAACGGCATTCTTCACGTTCTGGCCGAAGCTTGTGGCATCAAAGATGGTGAGTATATGTTCCGCGACGAACTGATCAATGCTATGAGCCAGCAGGATATTGATATGGACGATTGCGATTACGACTGTGAGAACTGCGATTGTGCCGAAAAAATCTCTGATGGTGATGTTATCTGCCACCTCGATGAGGATGACGATGAAGAGGATGACGAGGAGGATCTATGCGATGGCGATTGTGACCACTGCAAGAGCGATGCACCTGATACAGATAGCGACTGTTCTTGTAATCCAGTTGAAAACGAAAATACAGCACAGCCAGATGAGCAGCCGTATGAGTATGTGAATGGTCCCGCTCACTATCATGGCACCGAGTGCATCGAGAATATGCGTAAGCTGTTTGGCGATGAGGCCGTCCGCTGGTTCTGTATTTGCAATGCCTACAAGTATCGCTTCCGTGATGGTTCTAAGCCCGGTGTAACCGCAGAGCAGGACGAGAAGAAGGCCCATTGGTACGAAGATTATGCCGTGAAAATGATGAACGAACAACGCTACTATTGATTTGGAGGTGATGGAATATGGAGTACGTAATCAAACGCAATGGCGTAAAAGCTCCGTTCGACAAGTCTAAGATCGTGAATGCGATCGAAAAGGCGATGACCACCACTCCCGGCGGCATTGACTCTCGCGTATCAAATGCGATTGCAGATTATATCGCTGAGATGCCAGATACTCTTTCCGTTGAGCAGATTCAGGATATCGTCATTGAGCAGCTGAAAGCAAGTCCTTTTGCTGATGTAGCTGAATCTTATAGTCACTGGCGAAAGCTCCGTCAGGAAATTCGCGACAAGGAAAAGACGAATGCCAGTATCCTTGAAATCATCGACGCTAAGAATGATGCAATCAATCAGGAAAACAGTAATAAAAACCCCACCGTGAACAGCGTCCAGCGTGACTATATGGCAGGTGAGGTATCAAAGGATTTGACTGCGCGTCTGTTGCTCGACCCAGAGATCGTCAAAGCACATGAAGAGGGTTTGATTCACTTCCATGATGCAGATTATTTTGCTCAGCACATGCATAACTGCGATTTGGTCAATCTGGAGGATATGTTGCAGAACGGCACTGTTATTTCTGGTACTGGCATTGATAAACCACACAGCTTTTCTACCGCCTGCAACATTGCCACACAGATCATTGCGCAGGTGGCATCCAACCAGTACGGCGGCCAGAGCATTACGTTGTCTCATCTGGCTCCCTTTGTGGATGTCTCCCGCAAGAAGATTACAGCAGAAGTTCATAACGAATTCTATGAGATGCTTCAGAATGATGATATCGAAAAAATGCCATCACAGGAAGCTATCGACCGTATTGTAAATCGTCGTCTAAGAGCTGAGATTTCTCGCGGTGTTCAAACAATCCAGTATCAGGTCATCACTCTTATGACAACCAACGGTCAAGCTCCTTTTATCACTGTGTTTATGTATCTGGACGAGGTTCCTGCTGGTCAGACTCGTGATGACTTAGCTGTCATTATCGAAGAGATGTTAAAACAGCGTATCAAAGGTGTCAAAAATGAAGTTGGTGTGTATGTTACTCCTGCATTTCCGAAGCTGATTTATGTTCTTGATGAGGATAATATCCATCCGGATTCTAAATATTATCACTTAACTGAGTTGGCAGCGCAGTGTACCGCAAAACGTATGGTTCCTGATTATATCTCTGCAAAGGTTATGAAAGAGCTCAAAGGCGGCGTGTGGACAAGTATGGGGTGCAGGAGCTTCCTCACTCCTGACCGAACTACTGAAAATGTGGCGAATGCAGGGAACTGGGTCAAGGGTCAGAAATACTATGGCCGCTTCAATCAGGGTGTTGTCACCATCAATCTGGTGGATGTAGCATGTAGCTCTGGTAGAGATATGAACGCATTCTGGAAAATCTTTGATGAACGTCTTGATCTTTGTCATCGTGCATTGCAGGCTCGTCATAAACGGTTGCTCGGCACTATTTCTGATATGAGTCCTATTCATTGGCAGCATGGCGCACTGGCCCGCCTGAAGAAGGGCGAGAAGATCGACAAGCTGCTCTTTGGCGGCTACTCCACCATCAGCCTGGGCTACGCCGGTCTGTATGAGTGCGTGAAGTATATGACCGGCAAGAGCCACACCGATCCTGAAGCAAAACCGTTCGCGTTGTCTATCATGCAGTATATGAATGATAAGTGCACAGAATGGAAAGAAGCAGAAAACATCGATTACTCTCTGTACGGCACTCCGTTGGAGTCTACTACATATAAGTTCGCCAAGTGCCTGCAAAAGCGATTCGGCATTATTCCTGATGTCACAGACCACGACTATATCACCAACAGCTATCACGTAAACGTTCGTGAGCATATTGATGCTTTCACTAAGCTCAAGTTTGAGAGCGAGTTCCAGAAGCTATCCCCGGGTGGTGCTATCAGCTATGTGGAAGTGCCCAATATGCAGCACAACATTCCGGCAGTTCTCAGTGTAATGAAGTTCATCTACGACAATATTATGTATGCAGAGCTGAACACCAAGTCCGATTACTGTCAGTGCTGTGGCTACGACGGCGAGATCAAAATTGTTGAGGATAACGGCAAGCTGGTGTGGGAGTGCCCAAATTGCGGCAACCGTGACCAGAGTAAGATGAATGTCGCCCGCCGTACCTGTGGTTACATTGGAAGCAATTTCTGGAATCAGGGGCGTACTCAGGAAATCAGAGATAGAGTCGTTCATCTTAGCGACAATTAACTTGTAAATAGATGTGGTGGGTGGGATGGATTTATGAAAGGAGCAGAATTTTGAAATCGAGTAGCCAAGTGATTTCTCAATTTGAAGAAATATTTACAGCGTTGAACATCAAGTATTTCAATGGAGAACTTAAAAAGGCAATTATTACGGTTGGCACAAATAGTCGCATTCAAGTAGCACAAAAATTCGTAAATAGATCGATTTCTGGGAACACAACTTCGTTCGGAATAGAGCTTAACGCAAATCAGTTAAATAAGCCGATTGAAGAGACTGTTGGAAAAATATTGCACGAGATGGTCCATGAATATTGCTTGGAGAACAGCATCAAAGATACTTCCAATAATGATGTGTACCATAATAGACGCTTCAGGGAGCAGGCCGAAGCTCATGGTCTGATTGTAATTCGCAGTGAAAAATATGGTTGGTCTATTACAAGACCTAGTCAAGATTTAATCAGATTTATTGATCAACAAGGATGGAAAACAATGAATCTGACTGGAATTGAATTTGCAGATGAATCTGTAAATAAAAAATCAAGTACCAGACGTTGGATATGTCCAAAGTGTAAGACTATTATTCGTAGCACTAAAGAGGTGCGTGTTACTTGCACTGATTGTATGGAGCCATTTGTAAAAATTGATAAAGCAAATCACTGTTTAAAAGTAAAAAACAGAAAGGCAGGTGATATCGCATGAATGATATTGCAAAATTCATTTCGGGTTTTCTTGGTTTTATTCTGTCGTGGTTCATTACGACTGTTGTGTTATATGGCGGTTGGAAGCTGCTTGGGCCAGATTTTAATCTATGGGCAGCAACTGGTATTTGGCTGGTGCTGCTTATCTTTGGCAGATCTGCGAACAGTAAGAAGCAGTAAATAAAATGAGCAGGGTGGGTGTGGTGGCATGAGAGGATGTGAAACAAGTGAACTATATTAAGATAACAACACCAGATATCGCGAACGGAATAGGATGCAGGGTCACACTTTAGACAGCGGGTTGTTCCCATCGTTGTCCTGGCTGCCACAATCCTCAAACGTGGGATGCGGCCGCCGGCAATCCATTCATCGAAGACACCATGCAAGAGTTACTTGATCTGCTTCGTCCCGATTATATTCAAGGCTTGACATTCAGCGGGGGAGACCCTCTGTTCGTTCAGAACCGGCTTATCGTTGGCTATATCTGTGAACGTGTTCGCAAAGAATTTGGCGACACTAAGGATATCTGGATGTGGACTGGATACGAGTGGGATCAAATCAAAGACTGGGATCATCTGAACTATGTGGATGTTCTGGTGGATGGCCCATATATCGAAGCTCAGCGCGATATTTCATTGCCATGGGCTGGCAGCAATAATCAAAGAGTGATTGATGTCAAGCAGAGCTTGAAAAAGAATGAAGTCGTATTATGGAAGGAGAACTAATATGAATCCTATTGTAAAAGTAAACAAGATCTATCCTGACGCTCACATCCCTACTTATGGCACTGAGAAGGCCGCCTGTGCTGATGTTTACGCTTATATCCCAGCAGATCAGGCAGACCTGTATGACGAGCATGGTAATCCTATTATTTACATCCGTCCGCATGAGACCCGTATGATCGGTACTGGCCTGCGTTTTGCTCCTGCTGATGGTTGGGCTATCCTCGGATTTGCCCGTAGTGGTCTGGCATCTAAGAAGGGCCTGGCACCTGCGAACAAAGTCGGCGTGTTGGATGAGGATTATCGTGGCCAGGCTTTTATTCCTTTACACAATCACTCTGATATGACCCAGGAAATCGTTCATGGTGACCGTATCGCACAGTTCATGTTCGTTCCGTATTATCAGGCACAGTTCGATGTTGTTGATGAATTGAACGAAACTGAGCGTGGTGATAATGGTTTCGGAAGCACTGGTGTTTAACAATTAAGGAGTATTGCTTATGCGATGTAGTTTTGGATATACAGTTAAATCCCCATATGTAGAAAGACGTGTTAAATACTATGATGAAAATGGTATCTATGACGAATCGGTACAAAGTGATGACGAATTGATTGTCATTGGGGAAAAGCTAAGAAATGGTGGTTATAGATATAATGAAGAACTTGGGAAAGCAGAGACGGCTATGTTCGAGACAGAACCAAACAATCCGCAATATAAAGAAATTCTTGCAAGATTAAATCGTGTTCGTGACAAATACGGTATCAAACACTGGGATGAAAAGGAGCGGGTGATGTAAAATGTTCTGGGATAAATCAGAAGAAATTCAGCCGGTTGACACCGAAGAAGAACCTGTTGTTGTAAAAGCAAAAGACCTTAAACTCCCATATACATCGAGGTCTGTTACTGTGTATTACATCATGGAAAATGGCGATAAATTTAGCGATACCTATCAAAGATCGATGTTTAGTTATTTGGATGCAAAGACAGCTTGGAATGCGAAAGAGAAGCTTGACGAAGACATTTGCAATGCTATCGATCGCGCAAACGATATGATCAAAGCTGCGTTTAACGGCAATCCCAAATATATGAACTTTAATAAAAGATATATCAGAGCTGAATATTGTGTTTCTGTAGAAATTTGTACTGGAGACAATAGCTGGTATGTTAAAGATGAATCGGAAGATCGACCTGATGACGGATGGCCTTGGAATCCAGATGAGGAGTAAATCAATGAATGATATTATCCAAATGCCGAAAGGCGATTACATTATGAAGAACGCCGTCTATGTAGATACAGGCAAAACTCGTACTGACGGGTGGTATCCAGAATGGATCGGTATGACAATGCAGTTCCGTCCAATTCCTGTCGGCTGGATTGCTCAGTTCCGATATGTAAAAGATAATGAGGGATATCCATATCCGGGAGGGATGCACACATCTCCCGTTACTTCTGTCTCGATTTCAGAAAATGAAAAAACTGTCAAAATTGAAACAGCACATACGATTTATACGTTTGAAAAAGTCAAGGAGGAATAAATTATGGCTAAGTATTTTTATGTTTATCACGTTAATGATGGCACCACTGATCGTATCGTAAAGATGTTCAACACCGACTCTGTTGTCAACGGTAAGAGGGGTACTTATATCGCTGAGAAAAAGGTTGCATCCAGTGATCTGCAGGGCTTTACCAGTGGCATCAAGGCGGCAGGTTTTCAGCTGAATCAGGAGCTCGCAAATGCTGATACCGCCGAACAGGAAGCAAAACGAATTCTGGCTGCTAAGATGGCCGATTATCATGCCGCACGCGACGCATATGCCGAGGCGGCGGACAATCTGAAAAAGGTAAACGCCAAGTTTGGTATCTGATACATAATCGCAGTGGTGGGTGGGAGGAATAAAAATATGAAACGGAATGTTACAATAAATCAGACTCAAATTTGTAATTGCAATAACTGTACTCAAATTGGAATCATTCACAATGATGAAGCATATGTCATGCAAACAAGTTCTCCGAAAAGAGAAGGCCCAGCGGAATTTACATGCAGTATGCCTGAGCCAAAACCTCATTTGAAGGATTCCATTTATAAGATTGTAGAAAAACTAAATAGTCTTATTGGATGGATTATAGATGCGTTTAACGATATTTGATTAAGGTGATAGTATGAAAGCACATATTCGAAAAGGAAGATATAAATATGACCAATAAATATACTTATGAAGAGCTCAATGAGGCGATAGAACTTCTTATGGAGATGCGCGATAACTGCGTTAGGAGAGAAACGGACACATATAATGATCCAAAACGTGACGCAAAATATAAAGCGTTGACTATCGCGATTAGCGAACTCGATCACTTGTTTTGGATCAACAATAAAAAGTGAAATTTTACTGGTGGGTAGGAGTAATAAAGAATATGACTTATACACTTATGTCTGTTCCAGAAGATAAAGAAGTCTGGTGCACTGGATTTCGATTTGATGATACGAAGGCTGGCATCAATTGCAAGCCGGTACAAGGATCTATTCATAACAAAGATTATTGGAACTCGAAGTTTAAAACAAAAAATCGCACAATCAGCGTGAATACAAATCAATCGTATTATGCATTTGCTGATACTTACGAAGAGGCTGCACATATTTATAATGAGATGATAAGTACATTTCTTATTAACCTTGATAGTAAATATCGCAAAGTCGCAAGTTCATTGGAAGGCTGCTATCTATCGAATGATTGCGGCGTGATGTTTTAATAACTAAACCTCCATAAAGAAAGGAGAATTTGATGCTTGTAAAAGATTACGGCGGTGAAATCGATTGGAATATTGGTGTGTTCTGCGGCCATGATGAAATGATGTTTGATATTGACAAAGCTTGTAAAATGGCTTGTGAGAAAAATGGCATCAGATATGTGTTTGGAAGTATATCCACAATCCTACAGGGTGGTCGTATCCCACCACAGAAAAATCTGCCCATGTCAGAAGTTCTGTCCAGAGTAGATAAATATAATGAACTTGGTATTGGAGTTCGTTTGACATTCTCAAGCCCGTTTGTTACACGTGGCGATCTCGTTGATGAAACTTCAAATATTATGTTGCGGCACCTCGATCATAATAATCAGAATGGCCTTATAAACCGTAACGGCGTTATTGTTATGTCCGATTTACTGGCTGATTATATTCGCTATATGTATCCCAATCTTGAGCTGATTTCTTCGCAAGTAAAACCGTCTGTCGAAGTCGGTCTTGGGAATGATTCTGTCGAATATTATAATCGTCTGCTTGACCGTTTTGATATCGTCGTTGTGAATCCATTTAAAATCCATGACGAGCAGTTTATTAAGAATTTGCATGACCATGATCGAGTGGAATTTATTGTCAATCACCGATGTCTGCCTAATTGTCCCATGGCTGGCCGTCACTATCAGCTGAATACAAAGCTGGGTCAGGCCATTGTCAATGGTGATGATATTACGGAGCTGCAAAATCAGTTAGCGACAGTATATAACTATTGTGGCTCTACTCGAAACAGCAATCCTCTTCTTGGCACATCTATGAATGAAGATGAAATCAAAATGCTGGTTTCACAGGGATTTAAGCATTTCAAAATTGAAGGCCGCGAAAATAATATCATCTCGTTTGTGCGTGACCTTGGCGACTATGTTTTTAATCACGAGATGTTTGAAAGAGTTATTCATGCCATTGCCGGTATGATGTTGTAAGGAGGTTCACAATGATTATTGATTGCAAATCTATCGCACAAGATATTAAAGATAAAATCAAGAATATTATCGCAGAAGATAACTATGCTCCTATTTTACATATTTATCAAGTAGGGGACAACCCTGCATCCAACGCCTATATTCGCGGCAAGCTGCGTGACTGTGAAGAGGTTGGAATCGAAGCGGAGCTTATCAAACTGCCGGAAGAGACAACTGAAGATGGTTTGAAAGATAAAATACAAGAAGATTATAATTATGAAAACGCAGATGGTATTATTGTTCAGCTTCCGCTGCCAAAACATATCAATCCTAAAAATATTTGTATTCCAGACGAACTTGACGTTGATGGTTTTAATTCTACATCACCATTTCAGCCTTGCACTCCGCTTGGCGTTATGAAGATTTTTGATTCCATCGGTTACAATTTGGATGGCAAGAATGTGCTTGTGTGTGGCCAATCTGATATCGTAGGTCGTCCGCTGGTCGATATGCTGATCGGGAGACACTGTAATGTGATTTCTGTGAATAGCACAGGGAACTACATGAAGAATACTGCCTACGTTACAAAACTAGCAAATGTTGTCATCTCTGCGGTTGGAAAACGCAATTTTATTTCTCGTATAGATCTATTCAACACAGACATCTGCATTGACGTTGGCATCAACTACGACGAGAATGGCAAACAACATGGAGACTGCGATGATGAAGTTTATGAGATGGAAAATATCAAAGTTACACCTCGTATTGGCGGTGTCGGCCTGATGACAAGGGCGATGCTGCTTTATAATGTATGTGTGGCTAAATATGGAGAAGAGAAGATGGAGCAGGTGATTGAATGAAAGAAGTCCCAATCTGGGAAAAAGCCACCCTGACAATAGAAGAAGCTGCAGCATATTCGAATATTGGTCAATGCAAACTTCGAGAAATGGCGGAAGAACAAAACTGTCCATTTGTGCTTTTTGTAGGCCGAAAACGTCTTATCAAACGTAAAGCTCTTGAAAAGTACATAGATCAGTCTTATTCGATTTGAAATTTGAGCCTTGATGTGGTATACTCATGTCGTCACATCAAGGCTCTTTATTATAATGTAAGGAGTCTAATATTATGGAAAGACGTAAAGATAACAAAGGTAGAGTTTTAAAAGAAGGTGAGAGCCAAAGAAAAGATGGCCTGTATCAATACCGCTGGACAGATAAATTTGGAAAACGGCATACTATGTACGCAAATGATTTAAAAGCACTTCGAGATAAAAAGAAACAAACTTTAGAGTCTGACGTGGAACAGGCCGATGTGATAATAACAATGTATGAGTTGATAAAACGATATGAAACTATTCACAAAAAATCACTTAAGGAAACTTCTGCTTATACACGAGGGCAATATCTTAGAAAAATAAAAAACGATCCATTCGGAGAAAAAAATATATCATCAATATCGACATTAGATGCGAAAGAATGGTTCTTATCTCTTAACGAAAATGGAATGAGCCAATGTGCTATCGGAAATATGAAAAATATAATTTCTCCTGCTTTTCAAATGGCCGTTGACGAGAATATGATTTCTTATAATCCGTTTTCATTTAGCTTGAATAAACTTATAAAGCCTACGAAAAAGAAAAAAATTCTATTGTCAGAAGAACAGTATAAAAAACTTATTGACTTTTCTAAAACGAGTAAAGTCTATAAGAAATATACGGATATGCTTATTATACTGCATGAAACAGGAGTTCGTGTTGGTGAGTTATGTGGAATAACAATTGATGACGTTGATTTAAAAAATAATTGTTTAAACATAACACATCAAATATCATATGTCCCAGGAATTGGAACATTTGTGCAAGAGCCAAAAAGTGAAAGCGGGAAAAGGAAAATCCCCCTTACTGATAGCGCAAGAGAAAGTTTCGAAAGGCTTATTTGTCAAAGAGAAGCATTAAATGATCCTGGTCCAGAGATGGATGGATATACGTCGTTCCTATTTTTGAAAAGAGGAACCCTTTCTCCAAAAGACAAAGATTCCGTCAAGTCAATTATTGAAAGTATGATTGGAGCATACCATAGAGAAACAGGCGACACTCTACCAAAAACGACACCACATACTTTTCGGCACATGTTCTGCACAAGACTGATTTCTGCTGGTATGAACGTTAAATCTGTTCAGTATTTAATGGGTCACGCTAATATACGAATGACGTTGGATGTATATGCGGAGTACAATCTACCTGTTACAGTTGACGATTTTTTAAGAATAGCAAATGGGTGA